CATCATCTAACCCGCGTTCATTGCCTAGCGTATAAGCCACATAAACTGGCAAGGTCATTAAAGCAAACAGAATTAACACCCAGATTGGTTGCGGTATTTGTGCAAGTAATTGATACATTATTTTGCCTCGCGTTCAGCTGCAAATGCTTCAACCACTGCTAACTCAAAACGGTAATGGCCGCCAAATGTTGTTTTATGTGGCAGTTTGCCTTCGCGTACTAGCTTGCGCACTGTTGATCCTGCGACCCCTAACACCCATGCTGCATCCTCGGTAGTTAGTAGGCCTTTAAAACTACGCATTTTCGCAATCCGTAATAAGTGCTTTCATTTGCTCTGGTGTGCAAATTGTGGACATTCTGGCAGCTAAATACGCAATGCCATTATTGCCCCACTTGCTTTCAACTTTATCGCCTAAGACAATTGCCAATTCAATCTCACGCTTTGTTGGCGCAGTGCCATAATGACCGCGTATTGCATCAAGATAACTAGGCAAACTTGCCAAAGTATTGACTAGCACCGCTTCAATTAAATCAATATCGCCTGATTGATATGCGGCTGTTAAGTTTTCGCCTGATAATTTAACGCCTTGCTCTATTCTGTAGAGTTCATTCTTTGTAGCTGACATTTAAGGCCCTTTCGCTGATATACGCCATTTGGCGCATTACGCGATAATAGCGCATTGTCCCTTTTGTCTGTCAATCCCTGTCCGGTGTGTCGCGAGATAACAATAATTCATAAATTGAGTCCACTCTGGCCTCTACCCTAGCCAATCTGCCTTCAAGGTTGTGGCCGCCGTTGCGGTCAGGTTTTAACTCACTTAGGTAGTGTTTGACCAACCAGCCCACACACCCCACAAACGAGCCCGCAATGGCCGTTACAGCCACAATCAAGCCCGCCCATGAGGTTATGGTCATTTTACTTCTTTACCTTTCCAGCAATTGCGGGTACATCTAAGGCCTTTAACACTGGCCCAATAAACCCGGCAATGGCGGCATTGGCCAAAATCTTTGGATCGGTTACGCCAGACATGTAAAGAGCCAAAAGTGATGCCAACGAAGCTCGCAGCCAAGACATTACAGGCTTTTTTAATGCCTCAATTGATTTGTGCATTGGTTTTCTCCTTCTTAGTTGATAGGCCCAATTTTTCAATCAATGCAGCTGTCTTAGCTTCATCGAGTGAAATCTCGAAATGCATCTCATCTTTTCTGCCTTTGTAATCTCCACCCCATCGCATGCCATACTTTTTGCATAACGCTTGGATCAACGCAACCTGCACTGTTGAAAATGTGCCAGCTGATCCCAGTGGGTGTTTTGTAGCATTCAAGTCAGTCGCAGTACCGCTTGAATGATTGCTGAGCACTGTTTGACTTCCCCTTATTTCGCGGTAACAGTAACCCCAATCATCATTGCCATCATCTATTGCTTCAATGTGCTCATGGAATTGCGAAGCAAAGGCAACCAGTAACGGCGCAACCTTTTCCGCGCATCGTAATTTAACGCCGGAATCTGCTATGGCGTATTGCTTCACGCCAATCTCATGCGGGTCTTTAGATGCAGGCCACCCGTTTTGGCTAGTTACCAACGATGGCTGCCACTTCATCATCTGTTAATCCCAACGCCGCGAGTTTTGCCTGCGCTGAGGCTTTGGCGGCGGCTTTGTCGGCTTCAAGTTTTTTGCTTTTTACATAAGATTTATTCTCAATTTCAATTGCAGATAATTCCTCTGCGCTCGCTTCTCTTTCGATAGTTTCGCCAGAGTCGGCAAAGGTTTCTGTAATTTTTGTCATCGTTTCTCCTTGTTAAGTTAGTGAATATCCATAAACGCGAATCTTGCCTGTTATTGTGCCAGTTGATGGAATTACAGAGAATCCATCGTATGAGGTTGCTGTGGTGTGGTCGTAGAATCTAAAATCGCCAAATCGACTAGCATTGACATTTGCAAATCTACACCTAGAAAAACCAGAAGTGGCTTGGGCAATAAATGGAGAATATAAGTATGCTTCTAAAGAAAATAAAGTTGGATAAGCAGTTGCTATTTCTCCAATGTCGTTAGAAGTAGCGCCCAAACTTTCGCTGGCAGTAGAACTACTTCCACTAATATAAAGGCGGTTGTTATTATAGTTGGTAGAAGCATCTGTGCCGCTTGCTCTCAATTTCATAGAAATTCCAGCGTTACCACTTGCAGCAGTCAAATCTATTAGAAAAACATAATTCAAATAAGTGGCTGAAAAACAATTATTTATGTTTACAGCAGATGAAGTAGTGAAATCAGAACTGCCCACTAAAGTTAATCCACTTGACGATATTGCTGGAGTAGCCCATTTTACTTTGTATGGGCTAACCGTAGTGTCAGCTGTGAGCACTTGTGCAGTTGTGCCAATTGGCAAATTGTCAAAAGTGCCTGAACCAGTGCCAACAATAATATCGCCTGCCGCCGTAATTTCAGTCGCCATTGAATTTGTTACCGTTACAGTTCCCGAAGTGCCACCACCTGAAATACCAGTTCCAGCGGTAACGCCTGTTATATCGCCAACAGGTGCGCCAACCCATGCACTGCCTGAATAATACTCAAGTGCATCGGTGTCTTTAAGATACGAGTATTGGCCTTCCTGCGGTGATGTAATGGCAGATGCCCGCGCAGCTGATGATGCAAACACCAGTACGCCTTGCATCAGATAGCCATTTGTGTCGGCTGCTGTTAGTACTTCACCTGTGGTAAAGGTTTTGAACCCCAAACCTGCTGCCATTTTCTACTCCTTAATAACTAAGTACGGATGTATCAAGTATCCCGTACAGGGTTGAGTTTAGTATAAATGAGTCAATTATTGGCTCAAGTGTCGTAAAAGTCTGCCGCCAAGAATTTGGGCTAATCTGGTAATTAACGCCAAAAACTTGCAGGGTCTTAGTAAGGATTGACCCGCCGGGTTGGGTAGTGCTGATTGTTACGGGATCAAAGAAATCTAACTCCAAAGCTGCTAACACCATTGCAGCATCGGGGTAGTACAGGTCAAGCAATAACGCATCGCATCTAATAGAAGTTTCTGCGCGCGAGCCGATATAAGCCTGCGCATACTGCAAGGCATCGGCATCACTTGAAAACATCGTTGCGGTCTGATTGTAGGAGTGCGCAAAATACTTGGTGACACTAGCTGCATTTACTACTACCTGCGCTGTGCCACCTGTCGGGGTCACACTGGCTTGGTTATACACCAGCACATCATTAAGCACCCAATCCGCATTGAAATAGTGCAAATTTGAGCCATTGTCATTAAATACCTTTGGCGTACCTGATACCGATGTTGATGTTGTGGTGCGGTTTTTAAATACAAATGATCCGCTGGCATCTACATAAAACGCGCCAAATTCTACTAGCTCGCATTTTTGCGCAGCTGATAGCGCGGTGGTTGCAGTGTTGGGATTGGCCTGCACTGTACTCAATCCAGTTTCGATTGACCGCATTGTGGCAGGCCATGAGATTTGGTCAAGGATTTGGCTAACGCGGGTTGAGGTTAAATCGCCTGCGCTACTACCTGCAACGGTTGTTATCTGTGCCATCTGGACTAGGCGCATCGCATCAACGGCTTGGATGGTTGTGTAGTTTAATGTGTCAATTGAATTGTTTGGCTGTGTGGTCAGGTAATTTGTGATAAAGCCTGAAAATAGCGGGTAAACAACACCAAGGTTTGTGGCAGTAATTTGCACCTTAACCATTGGTTGCAGCAGATTGTAATAAGGGCCGCTGACATTCTGCGGGTTAAAGTCACCATTTTGGTCAATGATGCGCAGCGATAGTGTGCCTGCTTGGAATTGGTCAGCCTGCGCATTGCGGCCCCGCTGTATTGAAATTGCATTGATTTGGTCTGATACATCCACAATGACTGCCGCTGCATCAGCAAGAATGTTTGTGCCAAGTATGCCTGTATCTAAAATCATGGCTTGCGCAAATGACGGGCCTGTTGAAAAATTGATAAAGGCTTGAACCGTTGGGGCTGTCATATTGCTATTGCCCCTGCGTATTGTAATGATGTGCCGTATCGGCCAAGGTTTTGAATAACTGTTTGCACTGCATCGGCAATCACTTGCTCGCTGCCTACAACGCCTGCATTGACTGAAATGTTATAGACATTGGTTGCCATAGGGTCAGGGTTGCCAGCCCTGCGCGCTGCGCTTGCAAACCCAGCATCGCCGCCTGCGGTGACTGCATCAAGGAAATTATTAAAATCAGTTTCCGCTTGCACTTGCGCAGGTGTTGGCCCGCTTGGCTCCGTTAAAACCACTGGGATTGGTTTTACTATATTAGGCGGTGGCGGGGCTATTACTGGCGGTGGCGTGTTAATCACTTTGCCCTCTGGTGTCACCGTTAAACCTTGCATACCTAACAAACCCGCAGCAGTGCCGGGAATTTTTAAGTCTTTAAGCAAGGTATTTATTCTGGCAATAATTCCCGGCCAGTCTGCAAACGGATCATCAGCTTTTGGCAAGGTGGCCAAAATGTGTGCTAACTCTTTGGTCTTGGCCTCATTGGCTAACAACGCGGCTTGCAATTCAGCGGCCTTAGCCACATCCTCTTTTAATATAGCTCGCTGCAATTCCAATCGCAATTTTGTTTCATTATCAATTCCGTACTGCAATGCAGCTTCAATTTGTATGCGAGCAAGGTCAAATAGACTGCCTGCTTTTTTTAGTGCCAGTTTGTCTGTTTCGGCTTTTTTGGTTAGCGCGGCAAGTTTCTTTGCAGCATCTAGGGCTTTTTTATCCGATACACCTTTAGCCTTGGCCGCTTTATCTTGAGCAATAAGTTGCTTGGGGTCTAAAACAGGCGCACCAGCAGCTTTGTTTGCTCTATTGGTTTGGCCGCCTTTTTCTAACGAACTGATGACAGGGCCTAAAATTGGGCCAAAGAAAGCAAATCTATTCATTTTTACATTGCCAGCTTCAAGCACTCCTAATTTGCTGATTGCATCTGCCAAACCAACAGTTATGTCAGCAATGGATTGCGCTAAGGTATCCATTTTTGCAGTTGCTTTATCTAAAGATTGGCCATTGGCCAGCAATTCAATAGCCGTAACCAAACCTTTGCCAATAGTTTCTTTTGCATCGGCCGCTGAGGCTTTGAGAATATCCATTTGCCCTGCGTATGTACCTGCTGCCACAGCGGCTTGACCGCCAAACAATTTAGCCAATTCTTTATTGATTGCATTGAGGTCTTTAGATGCCAACACTGCTTTATCAATGCCCGGAATCATTTTACCAAGCGCGGTTGTATTGCCTGCATAAGCCTTAGCAATTGCCTTGGTTACACTTTCAACATCCGAACCAGTGCCAGCTGCAACATCAAGTGCAGTAGTTAAACCTTCTTGGGCTTTTGTGACCGACCCAGTGGCAACCAATAAGGTTTGAAATGCTGGTCTTAATTGATCATCAAGCACACCTGTTTGTCTTTGTAGTGATTGGATAAACTTCTCCACACCAATTTTGGCAAATGAATTGCCCGTATTGTCTAAAGTCTTGCCAAGTGATTTTGCGGCCTTATCATCAGCTAAAAATGCCTTTACTGAGGATTTACCAAACTGGGCTAATTTTGTTGCGCTATATAAGCCAATAAATGATTTGGCTAGATTGCCAACGGTTTTTTGAAACGCGTTTATATCTTTGCGACCTTTGGCTAATCCTTTGCCGTCATATTTGGTGACTGCGGATACTATTAAATTTGGCATTAGGCAGCCAAAGCAAAACTAGATTGTGTAGCGCGCTCATTAAATCTGCGGGCTGCTTTCTCAATCGCGTGTACCACTGCATCTTGGGCTTTGCCTTGGCTTTCATTCCATGCGCGGAAAATTAACCTGCCGCGCATTAGGTCTTTGCCATACATAGGGCCAAAATGGTTTATGAAAATTGCACCTGCTTGGGGGTTGCGCGAGCGCGAAACATCTTTGCCGTTACCCTTTGGCCCTACCCAAGGTTGCCCGTTTGATCCTGATTTGCGGCCAGCAGTTTCATAAATTGCACCTGCCGCTGATGTATTGATTACAGAATAAAGCGCACTGAATCCGTAACGGGTTTTCTTATTTGCACCCGCTTTGTACTTGATTCCGGCAATTACTTCAGCAGGATTGTATAGCGGAAATTTACGCACTTTGCCTTCAGTATTAAATTGCGGTTGCGCACGCACCTTACCTTTATCAGCCCATCCGTATAAAGTAGATGGAAACGGACTCGGCGCGTATCCCCGCGCCTTATCCCGTATCGGCAGCATCGCAGCTTTTATTTCGATTTTCATTTGTTTATTTAGGTCAGGTTCAAACGCATTGAGTTTCTGGATTAGCTCTTTATACCCTTCTACGACTACGGGCATTTTGTTTGGCCTCCTTTGCTCTATCGCTAAACACCTGCAACACCGCTTTGAGCATGTGACCATCCATCTCTAGTACTTGCGATGGAGCAATTTTCATCTCCACCGCAAGACTAGCCACAAGATAAGTCATGCTGTTGCGGTCTATTCTTTTGGGTTTTCGTCATCCAATACTTCAACCGATACCAGCGTGTTTAGAAATTCATCGCCAAATGGCGGGATTACTTCAACGCGCTGCAAACAGTTATGGGCCAACCAATAAATATCGCTTTGCTTCTCCTCATCGCGAAATTGTTTGTGGATGCCTTTCCCGGTGTACTTCTCAAAGGCTACTTCGACAACAGGCGAAATGTGCAAAACCACTTCCCCCGAGGCCCTAGTTATCTTTAACCTTGCCATGCTTTACTCCTTAAAACGCTACGGTTGGTGAAACTGTAACTGCGGTGTTCACAGTAAATGACAGGCTGGATGAGGCTTCATCAGCTACGCCGCCTGATCCCACTGGGGTTAAGTTATTAACCAAAATGGAGAATTGGTATGACGGATTTGTTGCCGATACCGCTGTGCCTTTAACGGTAATCATTGACACTGCCAATGTTGTACCAAAAGCGGCATTGAGTGTGGTCATAACTTGGCTTGCAGCCCAGTCATTTAGGAAATCAATGCTTAGGGTTGCAGCTTGCAGCCCGGCGGCAAATTTGTGAGCTGTATCGCCCATCGCTGTTACTTCAAGCTCATCAACAACCTGAGTCAAAGTCACTGCGGTTACATAACTTGAAATGTCAATGCTTGGCACTGTTGGCGCAGCTGCGGTGGCAAGTTTAACGCCAACATTGTTATTTAGATAAATTGCCATCGTTTATTCCTCATCCTTCTTGGTGGTTGTTGCTTTGGTTTCTGTGTCTTTAACTTGGCCGGTCTTTATCAGAAAAGCCAAATCCTCTGCCTTGGTATCGCTCATGGTTATCTCCTTATGACCAGCTAGTTAGTATTGATACGGATATATCAGCAGTGAGCAAATCCCCTGATGCTGCCGATAAAACTGATGGTGCGCTTACTGTGCCAACATTCATCACAATTGCAGATGAGTTGAGCAAATTAAATACTGCAACAATCGTATCCTCGATGCCATTCAAATTGCCTTGGTTATTTAGCATTGGCACAGTCAAAAGCACGCGAAAATTTGCCAACGGTGGAATAATTTGCACATTGTTGCTTGGCGTTATGTATGGATCAGCTGGCACAATGATTACAGAATTGGCTGTGATTACACTTGGCGGGTAAGCGTAAATGTTCCAAACACCCGGATTAGTTAAAGCTGTTGCAAGTGTGGAGCGCAGTGTTGTAAGTGCGGTTGTCATTTACCCCACCATTGAATTTGGACTCATGTACGGGGCAATAAGGCCTCTGATTGATGCCATAAGAATCGCTGACATTTTAAAGGGTGACGGGCTAAATCCATCAACGCTCATTCCGCCATCTTGAGTGGTTTGTCTTGCTTGAAAGATATTAGTTGCCAAAATCATTGCAGCCTCACGCACTCCACCTGTTGCAGCGTAACTTGCGGTTTTATCATCTGGCCCTGTCATTTTGCCGTAGGGCTGGACTTGATGCATGTCAATATCGGCGTGAGTAATTGCAAATTGCAAGTATTGATACCCGCGCGGGTAGTTGTATGGGAAGCCCGCAAAATTAGCATTGTTTGGAATTGGCGCAGGGCCAACACCTGTGATTGTGCGCGTACCGTTAAAAACTGCGCCTGATGCGCTGATGGTGACGGATTGACCAACAACGAACATGCCCGGCGATGCAATGACAACCGTAGCAATGTTGCCACTTAAACCAGTGGCTACAACAGGCGCAGTGTTAAACCATAAAAATTGGTTAATCAAATCCTCTGCTGTTTGGCAGCAGGTTTCTACAATGTCAGATGTGTAT